CCCATTGCTTTTGTTCTTTGGATGGATAGCAAGTCTTATCTGCTTTAATCTCTAGGAATAGTCCTGCATACTCACTATTGACTTTACAGATTTGCATATCAGGAAAGCCTTTAACATAGCCTGTTTTCTTTGCTAGTATTGCTTGTTTCATGGATGTTCTTATACCACCTAGTGATGCACAGTATCTTACATTAGGGTAGGTGTATTGTATATAGGTACAGAATGATGATTGGACTAATGCTTCTTTCTTCATAGCCATACCCCCTATACCCCCTTATACCCCCTATGTCTACCCCCTACACCCCTTGTTCCCCCATCAGTATAGGTCTTACCCTTTATTAGTTGGTACATTAAAGGTTGAGATACACTATACTTCCTAGCAAGAGATGAGATAGTTATCTTCTCTGTAGCAGTATTGTATTCTTCTCTGATAGCATCTGCTTCAGCAACAGTAAACTTTCTTCTGGAGTAACCACCACCTCTACTATCTTTTCTATCTTCTATTCTTATCTTTCTAATCTTTGGCATAATCTAATATTCATCTTCAAACCTATCAGTAGTTTCACCATATTGATTTTCAATATCAATACTTGTAATTATAACATCTACTTTGTTTAGGTTCTTTTTATTTATATAACAAATTCTATCTATTAATTCTTGGTCATTCTCTATTTCTTTGATGTTAGATGTAAGAACAAATGTATCTAGTATTCCTGTAATTACTTTCCTAGTTACAACTTTTTTACTCTTTATCTCGTAAGATACAAATACTCTAAAGATTGGTTTTTTCATTTTTAATTTTATCTAACTCAAACTCTAAGTGGTTAATAGCCTTCTGTATGCAATCAACACTTGTTTCGTGTTTACGCTTTGCTCTCAGGAGATATGAAGTGGCAGTACCGACATTATAAGATAAATCAAAGTCCTCAATTATTTTCCTAGCCTCATATCCATAAACTTTACCAATGTAATAGTTAGGTTTTTTATGTTTTTCATAGTCTATTTTTGTCATATTTAATTCTTCTTTTGTTAATAGCATCTTAGGATTAATTTTACCTCCACTCCATTTATTATCTTTATCTTCTACCACCTCATCTTGCCAAGTGGTAGTAGGTGTCCATCCATTCCTACCTTTATCGTTATAATATTTATTATGCTTTGTCATCTAATTTATCTATATTGTTTTCTAACTTCTCATTCTCTTGTCTTGTTATCTTACCTTCAACATAGGATAAAGCAAATATATATAAAATCACAACACCAACAATCATTAAAGCACCAATAGTTACACTATTCATCATTTAATATTTTTAAAAGTTGATTACTTGTATATATCCTATCATCACCTGCATAGTTTTCGTATATCATTGTGAAGTTATCATTCTTCCAAGTCCATAAAGACTTTACTCCAGTCTTAATGTGATGCTTCAATACGCTTTTAATTGATTTGTAAGTTCTCCCCTCCATATTATTTTTCATTTTTATACCAAACTCCATAACCTTTTGCTTTACCAGTTAATGAAACTTTTTTAAATACAACTAACTTTTCTTCATTATCCTTTTTATACTTAGGATTTTTACTATTTAATTTTCTTTTCTTCATATTGTTTATTTAATAAGCATAGTGGGGTTAGAAAAAAAAGGAATATTAACGCTTAAGGGTTTCAGAGTTTCCCTATTATAGTTATTATTATTTATCCCCACTATACTCATCTTCTATTAAGGTAGAGTAGAAATAGGCTTCTAGCACACAAGTAATTACAACCACTCCCCATATTATCATAAATGTTTTCACAATGCAAATATATAAAAATATTTCAATTTTATACAAATTAGTTTCTAAAACTTTTCCCCTTGATAATCACCACTTTACACTTCCTCAGCCTATCTAAAGTCCTTTCATCATATCTTTCTTTAAGTGCTAAAGGTGTTAAATTTGTAGTGATTAGTAATGTTTTAGAACTATCCTCAGCATAAGAAATTGCATCAGCAACTGCATCTATCTTAGTACCATAATCATTTTTAATACTCTCAGTTCCTAAGTCATCAATGATAATGAATGGTGCTTTGTTTCTATCAACTGCACCTAATTCTTTTGCAGGAACGCTTCTTAATATCTTATTTGTTTTAGTCCTGAATATAGCAGGAATAACAAAGTTTAAGATAGTTGATTTACCTAATCCACACTCGCCCATCAACATCAAACCTCTACCTTTAGTATCTACCATCCAGTCAATAATCTCATCATAAGCAGGTAAATGCTCATACTTATCAACTGTTCTATCGTAATACTCAAAAGACTTAATGAACATTTCTTTTATTTCTTCTCTTGCTCCTAGTTTATATCTGTTGTAAACCTTTGGCTGCAGGAAGTCTGCATTTTTAAATGTATCTTCTATTGTTCTCATAGTTTAAAATTTACCATCACCATAATCTCCTCCTTTTTTATGTCTATGTGATGTAGTGTTATTGTTATTAGTTTTATTTTGTCTTTTCTCCCAAGTCCTCATACAAGCCTTCCAATCTTTCATTTTGTTTTTACCTACCATCCAATTTTTACTTTCATAGAAATCAAAAAAAGTTTCTGCATCAATACCATTATTCCTCCATAAACAATATTCTTTAATATCATTAACTGTTGGTTTTTTAAAAGAAGCCCCTTTATTATTAATATGTTTATCTTTAGATAAACTAATACTATCTTTAAAGTTTTCTTTAATACCCCCCTTAAAGTTTTCTTTAATACCCCCTTTAAGTTTTCTTATATACCTCCTTTCAATTTCTTTAGTACCTCCCTTGTAGATGTAATGAGTTGATATATAACCATTTGCGACTAATTCGCTTACCCATTTAGAAATAGTAACAGTACTCTTTCCATAAAGGTTAGAGAAGTATTTATTTGTAGCAAAGCACTCACCATTGATGTTAAGTAGTGCAGTTATTTCAGCATACAATAATTTAGCATTTGCAGTTAGGTTTTTATCATACCTAACCTCAGCACTTATTATAGCATAGTAGTTTGGTTGTTGTTTCATTGTTTTTAGTTTTAGTTATTTTTTGGTATTTCTAGTTCATAGCACTCTGTATAGGTGGACATTACTACAGTCCATTCACTTACCTGTTCGTGAGTAAACCAACAAAATCTTGCGTATAAGGCGTTCAATGGCTGTATGAACAGATAGTGCGTAATTTTCTTTTTAGGGTTGTTATGGGCTTTAAAATTGACTCTAAGCGTATCTCCACCACTTCTTACGCCTTTAACATCAATGTAATGTGTTTCACCAATACCTTGCATAATTAAATCAGCCTCAACAATTGGTCTTTCCTCAAGCAGTAGTGCTGCCTTATATTTTATACCATTGTTGTTCTCCATCAGATGTCTTGCAATAAGTTCTGCAAATATTCCTAACTGAGATATAGAGTGTTCTTGATTACCTCTATATTTTTCTGTGTTTTTATTGTAAACATCAGCAGATAACATACTCCTTACCTTAGCAAGTTCATCAGATAGTTTGATGAAAGTGCTAGGATAAGTTGTTTTTTTCCATTTAATCATTAGAATGGTAAGTCATCATCTGTTTTTACTGTAGATTTCTTAGCAGTTGTTGGCTTAGAATCTTTTGGTGGCTCATAAGTATTTACATAAGCGTAATGAGTTGCACCTTTCTCAGATGGTTCTCTCCTTTCTGAAATCACCATAGAAACCCAACCATTCTTTGAGTTTGCTTGTAGTTCATCCATCTTAAAGTTAGCAACCATCATTGTACCATACTTCGTATCAATATTTTTGATACTACTTGGTAAGTAAACCTTCTCTTTTTTGTCTGTCATTTTTTGATTTTTTAATTTTATATAATTTAGTTAATGATTCATTGATATATTCTAATTGAGTTTCAAGTCCTAATATTTCTTCATCCACCTCAACTTCAATAACCCTATCTTCTACTCTTTTAAAAGCATCAGAATCTTCTGGATAGTTATTGTAAAAGAACTCAAACTTTCTTGTATGATGTATAATAGATGCATGATGTAGGTTTGTTACTCTACCTATCTCATTAAGAGTTAATCCAAACATCTCTCTTAATATATAGATATACATCCTTTTAGCAAATATAATGTTTTTCTTTCTACTACCCAAAAACATTTCCTTCTGTTTAATGTTATAAATATCTGCTAATTCTTTTGTAATTACATTGTGGTAGTAATCACTAAATTTTAATCTTCTTCTTCTCATTTTGTTATAATTTTAATTTAAGTCGTACATTATTGTATCAACTATATCTTGTGTTTTTAATCCAATAAAGTCTGCTAATGTCTTAGCGTGAATGAATCTAAGTGATGGTGGATTCTCTATAAACTTTCTACTTGTAGCATAATTAACTCCAAGTATCTTACAAAGTTTTAAATTAGATACACCATATATTCTTAGTAGAGCCTCAAACTCATTTCTGGATTCTCTGATTTGTACTAATGAATATTTATTTGTCATTTCTATTTATGTATTTTTCAACCTTAGATTTCTCAACCTTAAATTTAGTTTTATCAAAATGATAAAAATCTATAAGTTGAACTTCATCTAGCAGTTTCAATATATCATCTTCAACAATCTCACCTAAAAGGTGTTTCTTGTTCCATATAATATAAGTGTAGGCTTTTAAAAAGTGATTAAAAATCTCTATGTCCAAATACTCCATCTTTGCACATTTTTTCCCATTGTTTTCTTGTGTCTTTTTCATATCTGTTTTCATATATTTTAGTTATTATTTCTTCTGCTTCTAGTTCTGTTAAATCATTTATTCTTCCTAGAATATCAGATTTCATTCTTGTGGTTAATGAAGTTTGGTCAATGTTACTCTCAATGATAAGCCATTGGGTATCTGTAATACCACTAGGCTCACCATCAAGAATATTATCTATCCAATCATCAGACATTAATCTACAATCTCATCCTGACCAAATACTCCTTGCTCATAGAATCCTGCAATCTTTAAAACAACTCTACTCATTGCTCTCTTTTCTGCCATGGAAACAGGAAACTTCTTACCACCTCCCATTAAGTTATTATCAGATGCCTCACCAAAACTCATAGCGTTCTTAACATCATTACCAACTTTCATTGATGCTGCTGCTCTTAATACGCATATTCCTTTTTCTATATCCATAGTGATTACTTCATAAGCAACTGTAATATTGTTTCTTGATACAATCTTATCAATTCCAGTTCTTGTGATAATTACAAACCCTCTCTTGTCTTTGTAAATATCTTCTTCTACTAAGCCATTCTCTTTGTAAAGCCTTCTTAAAGCCTCTTTTCTTGTTTCTACGATTGGCTCAGGTTGTTTCTTCAGTTTTTCTTGCATTGTTTTTTTTGACATTTTGTTATTATTTAATTGATTAATACTCGGTTGTTGTGCAATATCATGCATTGCGTTAATTGTTTCTTCTCTTTCTTTCATAAATTGTTCTTTCATTCTTCCCATAATTGTTTATTGTTTTAGTTAGTAATTAATTCGTTTTCTTTTATATTCCTGATATTCTTCTTCAGACATATTTTGTATTCTTTTATCTAATATAGAAAACAATTCAGCATATAATTCATATTTAGTTTTCTTCTTTGATTTAATATAGATATTATTATCTACAATTATTTCTTCTTTCATTTTATTATTGTTTTAGTTAGTAATTAATTGTTGTAAAATTTCCTCCATTCTTCATGGTTCTTAAATTTGCTATAGTGTTTCTCCCCATCTAATATTAGATGCCATTCACCCCAAACATTACACATCTCATCTTCAGGGATGCCATAATCTTTTACTTTAGAATTATGTTTAAAGTCTGCCCATTTAGCAATCATATATGTGGCTTCAGATACATCTAAATTATTATCTTCCAATATTTTAAACCCATGTTTTAATATATCAATAATTTTATCTCTCTCTGCTGTAATACTTAACCTTCCTGAGTGTATGAAATTATGGCAACTATGACATAATGGTATTATTTGTTTAACATTTACTTCACCTGTTTTAAGATTAAAAGTATAATCTTCATGTGCTTCTAGCCACTTATGATATTTGGCTTCAGTCTTATGTACACCACAAGCCAAACAATGATAATTAGTTGAAGCATAAGCATCTTGCCTTGTCTTATCCCACCATTCTTGTCCTTTTATTACCCTTGGTGCAAGTCCATGTAGAGGCTTAGGGATGTTTGGATGTTGCAGTAGTTCTGGTCTTAATTCCACTCCTATCTCTATTGGCTTATTATCAAAAAGTTCATCTATATAATCTTTATTAGTCATTTGTTATAGTTTTTAGTTATTAATTGAGGCAAAGATATAAAATTGGAATTACCCACCAAAAGATTTTTAACAATTTTTTGATAAATGTTTACCTACTAGAGATAAATTGTATGAAATTTATGTGATATTTTAGAAATAATGCACCAAACGAGCCACTTGCCCACTTGTTTTTTCGTGCAAAAATCCTTCAACTGCTTTAGGAACTCCAACATATCCTTTTCTTGAGTGCCAACTATCAGTTCCTGATGGACTACGCATATACTCTACAGTAACTCCTATAAAGTCTTTAGCATCTAGCCACTTATGTTTAACTTTATGATGTAAATGATGCAAATACCAATATCTATATTTAGTTTCACTCCACATTACTGGTTTCTCCTGAGCCATCATTAAAGGTAAGTTTGCCATCTTAGCACCATCTCCATGCTCTAAGCCAATTAAGTTCTTACCATACTTATAATACTTCCTATGTGCTACACTAATATCAAAAGTAATATCTCTGTCGTTTCTAAACCAACTCTTTAATGCGTGTGCCAAATGAAATCCACTTTGGTAATCGTGATTACTCATTGAATGAACAATATCTACAGGTGCTATCTCTCTTAATATTTCTACACACTTAACATATAATGCTAATGCAACCTCAAAATGTTCCCACCACTTACCATCTACATCCTGACCTGTACCTGCTGTAGTTTGATTATATACATTATCAATATGTAGAACATCATTACCTATGCAAAATAATATCCTTTCTACCTCAAAGCCATCTGCTTTGTATATAAGTCCTTCTAAGCCCTCTAAAACACGCATACAGGCAGTTTCTACATCATACCCATCACCAGTTTCAACTCCATTAGCATATTTACCTATATGTATGTCTGCAGGATTTATTACTAATAGATGATTAGCATCTTTGTTATCTCTTTTTACTGAAGGATAATAAGGTGAATGATTTTCAATGAAGCCACTAATCTTATCTAGCATATCATTTTCATTAGCAGTTATATCTTCTTTAGTTACAATGCTAAATCTGTACTCACCACTAGCAGACTGCCAATGCTTAACACTTACAACATCATCTTTCTTTATACCTCTCTCTGAAAGGTGTATGTCTAATGCTGTGTTTCCATTAATGTTTGTTGTGCTTTCTGCTCTGTTTTCATAAACCATCTCAACTTCATCTTTAGATAGTCTGAGTCTTTTGCCATATTTCTTCATAGTTTTATGTATTGGTTATGATGCAATTATACAAAAAAAAATGCTTATATAATACAAAAGTGAGATGTTTTTAAACATCCCACTCTTGAAAACTATAAACAATGAAAACAAAGATAGGCACAACCCTACCTGTTTTATGCAAAGATAATTATTTTTTACAATTATCAGTACAATTACATTTATTTTTTTCAAATACCGAGAAACATAATGGCAAAATACCTAACCCTGTAAGTATCAAAGCATTATTATCAATACCGTTTTTTTCAATGTATAGACTAGCAGCAAGTACTATCACTCCACTAATGGTTCTTTTGCTACTCCATTTACCTTTAGTGTCTGTAAAAAGTTCTTTTACTGCTCTTAACAATTCTGTTATTGGTGCTATACCTCCCTTCATCAGCATAGACCCTATCCATTTCTGTATCACTATTTCTTCTTGTTGTACTTAGGAACAATAGCATCAATCATAGTATCTAGCCAACCAAAGATTTTGTTGTCTTTTTCTGTTGGAGTTAGATTAGTAACAACTTTTGCAAAAGCCATTATTCCAACTAATAATTCTAGCCAATTTTCTGTAATAAAATTCATAATATATATTTAATTAGTTAATATTCTGTTTAGTACCCCCAAATACAAGGGTTTGTTTTATCCTCATCACAATCAGTATGTATAAATTTGTTTTTAAAATCTATACCAAATCTTTCAAATCCTGCACCTCCTAATCCTCCCATTATTAGTGCTAAGTTTTTACCATCAGTAAAATGTATATCAGCAGCAATACCTTTTATATGAGATGAGGTTGGATTTTTCTTAGATAGTGGATGCTTTTCACATCTAAAACCAGAGTTTACCTTAAATGGAACACCTGCAATTCTTCTTGCTTTATCCATCATTTCTAAGAAATCACTATCAATGTAGTTTGTATTACAACCACACTTGCAATTAAACTCACTTCTTTTAAAGTATTTTAATTCCATTTTATAAAGTAAATTACGCAGTAACGCAAACAAACTCAATATCAATTTCTGCTGTGTCTGCATTAGCAGATATTTGTGATATATCAGTAAAAGCACCGAAATCAGTACTAGATGCTACTGCATCAATCTCATTATCCATCAACAAGAAAGTTTCCCCTGCTTTTATTTTAACAAAGAAAGAATCTGCTGTCCCTGTAACTCTTAATGTTAAGAAATTAGTATCATCTAAATTCTTTATTCTGAAATATTTATAGTTATCTATATCTGCCTGTCCTGCATCATCTGCTGCACCGAAATTTATTATATCTGTAAACGCATCTTCAGCACTATAAGGTATAGCCATTATTCTTTGATAAACCTCTCCATTATCTGTATAGGTTTTATTCATTGTATTACCATAACTAACACCATTAAGAGTATATTGTTCTGTTATTGTTACTGTTAAATTTTCTGCTGTTACTGTTGTTGCCATAATTTTTTATTTATTATTCTATTATTAATTCATCAGGGTCTACATCTGTACCTTCTGCGTTTTTTTCATAACCTAAGAACGAATGTACACAATCTGTTGGAAATAACTCGTGTATTCCAAAGTCAAATTCTTCTGTTGTCATTAGGTCGTAAAATACTCCTGCATAATAAATAGGAGGAGTTAATTCTTTACCATCTTTATCATAAGTTGCAGGTACTTCTACTATCTTACCAAGATACACGATAGCCTGTGTTCCATTTCTGTAAACATCTTGAGTAACTCCTTCTTCAGTTATTACTTCATAAGTACCTTTAGCAAGTAAGTCAGCATCTCCTTCTGCTTTTGTATCGTATTGTAATTTATATATATTCATTTTATATTGTTGTTAAGGTTTCTAATTCAGTGTCTGTTAATGCTGTTTTAAATACTTGTAGTTGTTTTACTTTGCCGAAGAAATTACTCCCACCTGTTCCATTATCAAAATTTAATTCATTTAATGTATCTGCTGAAAAAGAACTTCCACTTAATTGTGAGCCTACTTTCACCCCATTTATAAAGGTAGCGAAATTACTTGCTCCCCATCTTATAGCAATCTTATTAGTATTAGTAATAGTATGACTATTGTCTAAATCCCAATACTGCAACCCCCCTCCCGCATCTACATCTACTCTTGTATAAATTATATTACTACCACCACTATTGAATCTAATTAAAACATAGTTGAGGTGAGTTCCATCTGACAAGGTAATCTCTCTTTTTGTTTCATCATCACTTAGAGCAGCCATCTCAATAAACAAAACCCCTTCCTCACTATTTATCAAATTACTAATACCTGCCTTTGAGTATTGGTCTTGTACTCTTGTAACTGTACCTCCATCTGTAGGAATGTATGATGTTGCGTAAGAACCAACTTCTAATTGTGCGCCCCAAATTTGAAAATCACCACCTGTTAGACCACTTACTTGAATAGGGTAAAAATTAGAGTCAGTTGTAACTGTAGTTGTAAATTCAAACCTCTGCCAATTAGTATTTGCCGTAAAAGTGCTACTTGCATCAGCACCATCTGTTCCGTTAAAACTTTGCATTTTAAAATCTAAAGTACCACTTGCTACCTTTACATAACAACTAAGTGTAAATGTTCCTGCTCCTGATGTTATTGGTTTATAAAAGAAATTCCCACTAAATATATTTAAAGTATCTGCATTTTGTGTTCCATCAGGAGAAATCGTAGTATTAGGAGTAACTTCTGCTGAACCTGTTGTAGTCCAAGTTGTAAAATCACTCGACTCAGTAATCAAATTTGTTCTCTCAGGCTCTACTAATAATGAAGAAGCAGTACCATCATAATCTACTCTTGCAAGATTGTTTTTAGTTGATTCTTTTACTGATATGTTGTCTATTGTTGCATCTAAAGTTCCTGCTCCATTTTTTCTTATAATAAATCTTACACTACTTGCTACCGTAAAATAAGCCACTTCATTTGTGTATGTACCTGCTGTATATATATTAGTTGCAACACCATTTTCTCCAATATAAAGTGAGCCTGAATTTATAGTACCACTAAATATGATTTTATAAGTTTTAGTTGCAGTCAGAATATCTTGATATACATAAGTGTCTGATGATGAATTAAAATTTGCAGAACCTCCACTAATTGTTACACCACTCGGTGCTTTTGCCCAATCACTATCTGTAGCAAAATCTCCATTAGTAACCTCCTCACTACCCAACAACTCAACAGTTTCAACAAGTCCACTAGAATTAACTCTAGTACCTGCTGATGCTCTTGTCATTGTTATTGGTTGAGGTGCGAATCTTGTACCTGCTGTACTATAGCCTAAAAGATTATCTTCTTTTATTGCCCACTTTTCGTTACCTATTTGTAAACTTGGATTTGCCATTATTGTATTGTATATGTTAATGCACTAGCCATCTCTGCATAAGATTCATAAAAGTCAGTACCTGATTCTCCTGTTAGTTGTAAGAGTTGCTCATCTGTTAGTGCTGTATCGTATACTTGTAGTTGTCTTACTTTGCCGTAGAAAGAGTAAGTACCATTGCCATAGTCAAAAGATATTTTATTTAATCCTGTTAAAGAAATTGTATTAGTTTTTGTAAGGACTTCTACTCCATTTACCCATAAAGCAATATCACCTGATTTATATTTTAATGCTATTTTATTAAAATTATCGGTGTTGTAAGAAGAAGATACACCTGACACATTAGGTGAACTGCTTATTACATCAAAAGCAATCTCATCTGTACTGAAATAATACAAAGCAACTGTTTGTGATGAAGTACCATTATTTAAGGATATTACAGGCGCTACAGTATTACCATTATGTTTCGCCATTTCTACAAACAAAACCCCCTCTGTACTATTAATCAAACTACCTATACCATCTCTTGTGAAGATGTCTTGGTTTCTTGTTACTGTACTTCCTGATGTTGGAATGTATGATGTAGCGTAAGAGCCTTCTTCTAATTGTAATCCCCAAACTAAAACTCCATCAGTACCATTAGTAGTAACAGCAGGGTCTCCTTTTGCATCAGACACGCCTATTCCACTTCCACTTGCTAAGGC